CTGGTATAAAAGAGATTGGAACGCAAGCTAACCGCAAGACATATATAATTAGAAGATGACCATCATATTTCTGTTGATTTGCTCTCTGGACTGATGTATTATATAAATTGTGGTGTGATGCACTACCCGCTCGTACAGAACTCCCAGGAATGAAAGGATTTCTTTCAATGGCTAAAGACAAAAAAGCCGATGGCGAAGCCGAGAAAAAGCGTGGCCGTGCGGTCATTCTACCGAATGGCGAACTTCGAGCTGAGTTTATCCGTCGGCGCTACTACGACGAAAGTAAGACGCGCTCCGAGATTGTTAAGGAACTAAAAGAGATGGACCATGAGGTTCCTTACCAGGTCGTGTTCGCTGCTACCAAAACGAAAGAGAAGCCGGTTCCGAAAGCCCGCGGCCCCAAAGCTGAAACCGCTGAGACCGGAACCGAAGTTGAGGGCGTCTGAGGTTAACTAACTACCCCCCCCCCCAAGACCCGTGCAACCTTAAGGAGAAGCTGGTGAAAGCGAGCTTCTCCTTTTTTCTTTCATTATGAATAACACTTACAACGTACATATGGGTCCAATACCCTCGACATACTTTTCACAGTTTGTTAAGAATGTCAGAAAGGAAGTACATCCCTTAGGGACGTTAATAGCTGTGGATCCAGGAGAGACAACAGGCTATGCTATATTCATAGATACTCACCTTCGCTATTATGTTCAAATAGCTTCCAAAGACATATGGGAAGTCGCCAAATGGTTAGAAACCTTCACTAAAAAGTTTCACCCGAAGGTCATCGTAGTTGAAGATTATCGTGTGTATAGTTGGAGAGCTAAACAACACACTTGGTCTGACCTTTTTACTCCACGTTTAATTGGTGGGCTTGAAGTATTATGTGGTATGCACGATGTTCCTCTTATCAAGCAACAACCACAAGTTGCAAAAGGATTCTGCACCGACGACAAGCTCAAATCTTGGGGGTTCTGGGTGAAAGGGCAACCTCATGTGAGGGATGCGATCAGGCACGGCTGTTATTATATCCTTTTTAACAAACAAAAAGCAAACCTAAGAGAGTGAGAAAATGTCAGAAGACCAGGGTCATCAACCTGTTGGTGAGAACTTACCAACTAAACCACCTACGAGTCCTCCAAGTCAATGGAGTGGAGCCATAACCGATAAGAAAACACCTAATGATCCAATCAATCCTAACCATTATAAAGGAACCTCGGGTCAAGAGGTAGCGGACGTCATTGAAGACTTTGGTCTGGAAGATAAACACTATCTTGCTGCAGCTCTCGCGTACATCCTAAGAGCTGGTAAAAAACCAGACACACCTATTCACCAAGATATCGAGAAGGCAATCTGGTATTTAAAACGTTTCAACGTGAGGCACACGGATGAGAGAGACACGTAACACTGAAGGAATGCCTATCTTAAGTCCAGAAGGTATGGATCCCTTTCCTTGGGACATAATCCTACCTCATGAAGCACAAGCACAAAAGAATCATGGAGGACAGACATTACAACAACTCGCTGAGAGAGGAGGACTTAACGTTTGCGAAGTCGTTGCTGTATTAGAAGACCGTTCATTCGTTATAATGACCGAAATCGACGCCATTTACAGACTAGTAGAGATAATCAGAGAAACGACGAGGAAAATGCAACAGGAGGGCGACGATGGTTAATACTACCGACATAGACGAGCTAATTGCTAGAGCACAAAGTACCTTTGAAGGCGTCCCACGGAACAGACTTGCTTGGGAATTAGCTGGCATAGTAGTGCGCCAACAGGCCGTGGTGGAGGCGGCGCGGGTCGTTGCGTATCACAATGGGGCGATAAGTGACCTAATAGTTACCCTCGCCGCACTGGACGCCCCGCCGGAAGGAGATGGATGATGGAAATGGTAGCCAACGGTACTGTAGCAGAAGCGCGTCAGCAAACGCGAGAAATAAAAGCCCTCCGCGCCGACCTGGAGGCGGTGGCGGTAATGCTGAATGCCGTAAGGCGGAGCAGGTGTTATGACTCAGACTTCAGAGCAGATTGTGAGTCTGGCCTTACCAGAGGCATAAATAAAGCCCTCGCCCGCCCCTGCGTGAAGGAGATATTGGAGGGAGCGAAAGATGAGAGTTAATGTCTATGCTGAGGAAATGACGAACCGCGTTGAGATCATCAGCAAGACCATCGACGGCGTAGTATTCACGGGTGTAAGGTTTTATTTAGAACTTCCCGTTACGGACATACATGGGGTGCATCACCGAGGTCCTTTTAAGCATCGTCCAGATGATGACGACTCTAGTGCTGTGACATTTTGGGGCAAACGCGATTTGCGCGTCGTTCTCCGCAAAGCCCTCGATCTTCTAAACACTCACTATGGTGACTAAACGATGCTTGATAGACTAACACTACCAGAGTGCAAGATTCTATCGCTATTAGTTGAGGGATACACTAACAAAGAGATCGCTCAACGAATAAGTCGAAGCGAGGTTACCGTCAAGACACATCTGAAGAGCACATATCGGAAGCTCAACGTAAGCAATCGTGTGCAAGCTGTACACGTCGTCTTTGAACTAGCGTGGGCGGCCAATACGACCGCGAAACTCACAGCCGCTCTTGAGCTTGCCATCTGGCGAAACAACAGTGACTAAACTTACTAACCTTCGTGGGACTCAAGTCGGAGACCTTTGGGTCTTACAACGTGTAGTCTCTAAAGGGCGTCGCCCGAAATGGCGTTGCGAATGCATATGCGGTAAGCGCGTAACGGTCTCACACGACAGGTTAATTGGAAGAAGCCCTAAAACCCATTGTGGTTGTAAGAGAAAAGGACCTCCAACTCTATACAAACCTGAGTATCACACTTGGTGGGATGCCAGAGAGCGATGCAATAACCCAAAGCACCCAAGCTACAAGAGCTACGGCGCTTTAGGGATCAAAATGTGTGAGCGTTGGGAATCAAGTTTCGAAGCGTTCCTCAGAGATATGGGTTTAAGACCAACTAAACAGCACTCTTTAGACCGTCGCGACCCAACAGGTAACTACGAACCTTCGAACTGTAGGTGGGTTACTCTAAAAGTACAAGCGGCAAACAAGCGTAAAGTAAAAATAGTAAGGCACCCTCAGCACGGAGGCCCCATTGCCGCAGCAGAGCTAGCAAGAGAGCTTGGTATATCTTACCAGCAACTGAGGAAGCGAATGGTAGACGACGGAGAATGGTGAAGTGGTTCCTGATCAAAAATTAATACAAGACGCATGGGCAGCTCTATTGCGGGGGGACACGAATGAGCACAACCGACTCTGCGACTTATTACTTCACAGGATAAAGATGAGAACACGCGTCCTAGAAGGTGGGCCGATGTTACCAGGTGATCCTATAGTCCTTAAGGACGAGAACTTGGATTGAAATCCCTACGAAAATATCAAGCTGAAGGATGTGATTTTCTTGTTCAGCACCCTCGTGTTATACTTGCGGACGAGATGGGACTCGGCAAGACTCTCGAAGTTCTAGCTGCAATCAAAAAGCTAAAACTGACCCAGAAACACATACTGGTCGTTTGTAGTGGGAGCTCCCAGTATGTTTGGAAGAAGGAAGTCGCCAAATGGCTGCCTGAACTCCCATTCACGATGGTAGTTGGCAACCCCTCGAAGAGACACTCGATATGGAAAAACCTACCTCTAGGTATGGTTGTATGTACGTATGGAGTTCTAAGGCAAGATATTGACGTGATGCAAAAGTTCTGGTCTCTTGTGATAGCCGACGAGGCACACAACCTTCACAACCGCAAAACGAAAAATTTTAAGTCCTTCAAACGTCTTAGGTCGACTTATCTTTTCCTTGTTACAGGATCGCCTGTGAAGCGAGGGCCTGAGAGTCTGTGGACCTTTCTACACCTCATAGACCGTAAAGTGTTCTCAAGCTACTGGAGGTACGTCAACGCTTTTTGTATGATAATAGACGGTCCTTTTGGTAAAGAGAACCTAGGACCTAAAAACATTACTGCCCTTAAGGAAGTAGTTTTAAAAAATAGGTTAATCCGAAGAATGAAAGTGAACGTAGCACCTGAGTTACCACCTAAAATCAGACAGCTACTACCCGTTGAACCGACTCCCCTCCAAGTTAGGATACACAAACAGCTGGCTGAGAAGATGGTAGCCGACCTACCCTCAGGCGACCTTCTAGTAACTCCTTCAATCCTAGCAAAATTAGTTCGCCTAAGACAGCTGTTTGTAACTCCAAAGCTCATTACTCCCGAACTGGAAGATGGAGCGGGTCTCAACGGTATCGTAGAGCACATGAAGGAAATCTCGGACCAACCTCATGTCGTAATCTTTACTCCCTTTGCTAAGGCTATACCTTTCATTGCGAACCGACTCGAGAAGGAGAAACTCGGAACTGCAGTGATCTTGAAAGGCGGGATGAAACCTAACGACGTGGGAGAGACTCTAGAAGCCTTCATAAGGTTGAAATGCATTGCGATCTGCACTATCAAGTTCGCTCAATCTTTCGATCTAGACACCGCACATACTGGTTACTTCCTTGGGTACGAGTGGGAACCTCTAGAGAATTACCAAGCTGAGGATAGGCTACATCGTATAACAACTGTAGCTCCGAGTGTAAACATCTATTATATACAGCATGTAAATCCTTTTCCAGAAGACTTCTGGATTGATGAGCAGGTTCTAGAAGTCCTAAACGGCAAGCAGGTGAATGTAAGTAAGGTCCTAAAACATGCAGGACAAATGCGTAAGATGTTAGCTGTCGGACCAATCGATTCTTGTTGATTATGCCTATGGTCTTACTTTATAATAGGTTATTATTTAGTTATGGATGTGTTGCGCTATGGTCAAGACGGCGTGCATCAGGACATCTGATCGAATCACTTTTCGAAAATGTCGCCGCCTGTGGAATTGGACATCACCCCTACGTGGCAATCTAACCTCCGTTGAAGCCTATACACCGTTCTGGTTGGGGCACGGGATTCACTTTGCCCTAGAGGACTTCCACGGATACAATCGTTTCGGCTCTCCCTCTCAAGCTTTCTTAGAGTTCGTCACAGCTTTCCGGAAAACTTCCGGTTTAGTACTACCGGACGACTGGAAGGATGCTAGAGATCTCGCTGTAGGAATGATGGAGCATTATCTAACATGGCTTGAAGGAAGAGACCCACTTGAGACCCTTTGGATTGGAGGGGTACCTCAAGTAGAGGTGTCATTCCGAGTCGAGATTCCATTTTCGACGGACGAATACGACATAGTCGTACACGAGGGCATCATCGATAGGGTTGCTGAAGATCAACATGGTAGCTTATGGCTTGTTGAGTATAAATCACATAAGAATTTCAGTTTCGTCTGTATTCCAGTTGATCCCCAAGTTTCTACCTATAGTTGGGCTATGACTGGTAGGTATGATAAGCCGATTGAGGGTTTGATTTACCAACAACATAGAAAAATTCTCCCAGACTCTCCCGTTGTTTTAGCATCTGGTAGGATTAGCACTAACAAGACTCAGGCTACTACACGTAGTTTGTACAGGGAAGCTTTAGTTAATCTATACAGCGACGTCTCAAAAGCTCCCGGACCTAACATAGAGTTCCTAAATTGGCTAGGAACCCAAGAAGATGAAAACTCCGACAAATTCATAAAACGTACTCTTGTACGCCGCAACCAGAGGCAGATCGAAGCGGAAGGAGTGAAAATTCTACAAGAACTACCCGACATGCTTAATCCCGATTTGCAGATTTATCCTACTCCAACGGCAAATTGTTCCTGGAATTGTGACTGTTATACAGCTTGCGTCTCCTTCGATGATGGTAGCGATTGGGAGCATGAGTTAGCAACGACTATGCGAAAGCGCACAAAGGAGGATGAGAGATGGCGACAGTATCTACCGCAGTAGCCAAACCTAAAACCTCGAGTCAATCTCAAGAGTCGAACGGGAAGGAAGACGAGCCTCCCAAAAAGAAAGTACCTCCTTTTTATATTACCAACCCAACACGAAGTCGATTTCTGAACATGCTTACCTACGGGGAGTACGGAGTAGGTAAGACGTTCATGTGCGCCACAGCAGTAGCCGTTCCCTTTATGAGAGACGTCATCTTAATTGACGCTGAAGCTGGAGATCTAACTCTAGCCGAGGATCATAGCGGCTTCAAGTTTACCGATATCGACACGATTAGAGTTAAGGACTTCCACGCTCTAGGTCGCGTCCATGAGTATCTAACTCTTCATTGCAGACTACGAGATGAATTCCTAGAGACGAAGTCGAAAGAGATTAAAGATCGACTTATCGATTTGGAATGGAGACTGAAAGGGGAGGAAGGAGATCCACCTAGTGAGCCCCGTTTGTACCGCACGAACATCCTAGACTCTCTCAGTGAGATGGAGTCTCATTCTATGTACCAGCTGTTAGGTATTTTCGACGAAACTCGGATCGACGAAGAGGTTCAATCAGCTGAGTGGGCTGACTATAAGCGAAACCATACGATGATCCAACGTTTAGTACGTAAGTTTAGAGACCTTCCTATGAACACATTGATAATTTGCGCACAACAATACGTTCAAGATGAACAAAAGAAGTTTAACTACTCCCCAGCTCTCACTGGTAAGCTTAGTGACAAGATTCAAGGGTTCGTCGATATGGTAGGGTATTTAGCGAGAAAGAACATTACGAGTGAAGGCGGAGAAGATAAGACTGTCAGAAGGCTTTACGTAGAACCTGTAGGCAGGTTCAAAGCCAAAAATAGGTTTCCTAATTTCAGGGGGACGTTCTTCGACAATCCCACAATTGGAGATATCATGAATTCCATCGGATTGTCTGATCAGAAGACTTAAATCCAGAAAAAGGAGTAGTCACGCTATGGCGAAAGCGAAAGAAGCAGCTGAAGCTGAAGCTGTTGAGTTCGAGACTCCTGCGGAAGGAGCTCTCGTAATCGACCTCTCAGATACGGACGAGAACTTTGTTGCCGAAACCGTACCGCGAGGACTTCACCCTGTTATAGTTTCCGGTCTCACGTTCGATTATAGCCAAAGGTCGAACAACCCCATGTGGACATGGGAGCTGGAAATCGAGGACGGTGAATTCGCTGGAAGAAGGCTGTATTACCATACAGTCTTCAGCGAGGGTGGTATGCCTCGTGTCAAAAGGGCTCTAATGTGTGTCGGAGCCACTGAGCTGCTCGAGAAGAAGTTCAACCCAGAGGAGGTGGCGATGAGTGGAGTTCTCGTCCGTATCTGAGAGGTCGATTACGAGAGCTCCTTCCGCAGGAGTCTCGAACTCAACAGCTTCAGCTTCAGCTGCTTCTTTCGCTTTCGCCATAGCGTGACTACTCCTTTTTCTGGATTTAAGTCTT